CGTTTTCGTTACGCATACGTTCAGATACCAAGAAAGAACGGCAAGACTCACATAGTTGTTTTAATCGCTTTGGTGATGTTGGCGGCGGATGGTGAGAAAGGCGCTCAAGTTTATTTGGGAGCAACAAGCCGAGATCACTGCAAGAACATTTTGTTTAAACCTGCTAGATACATCGCGGAGCATTGTGATGACTTTAAGCAAGCATACGGCATTGAGTCGGGCGCAACGTCTTTAGTTATACCGTCGAGCAATTCGGTGTTGACTACGGTTATTAAGTCGCCAGATGACGGAACGAGTCCGAGTTGTGCGATTGTTGACGAATACCATGAGCATGAGAACAGCGACCAGTACGACACGTTTAACACCGGCATGGGTTCACGCTCACAGCCTTTATTGCATGTAATAACAACGGCTGGCGGTGACTTAGGTTCGCCATGTAAAGCCGAGTATGACGATTGCAAGCGGATATTGCGCGGTGAGATGGAGGGTGATACTAAGTTTATCCTGATATTTGAGCCTAATGATGACGATGATTGGGCTGATGAGGCGACTCTAGCTAAGTGCAATCCCAATATGGGGGTGTCAGTTAACCGCGAATATTTGCTAGACCAGCTCAAACAGGCGAAGGCAAGCGCAGAAAAGCAGAATGTTTTTAGGACTAAGCACTTAAATCAGTGGGTTGGTTCAAAGGTTGCCTGGATGAATATGTTGGCATGGCAACGCCAGCAAGATAAGTCGTTAAGGTTTGAGGACTTTGAGGGCGAAGATTGTCATATCGGTTTAGACCTTGCTAGTAAAAAAGATTTAGCGGCGTTAGTTGCAGTGTTTAAGCGCGGCGATGATTATTATGAGTTTCCGTTTTTCTTTGCGCCAGAATCGGCGGCAGAGCTAAACGACAGATACCCACAGTTTGTTAATCGGGGCGAGATCACGCTGACAGATGGAAACATGATTGACTTCGAGTTTATCGAGTCGAAGATTAAAGAAATATTCAAGTTCGCTAATGTGAAAAGCGTTGCTTATGACCCTTACCAGGCTACTTATTTAGTAACTAGATTACAGCCAGAAGGGATAAACCTTATTGAGTTTGGGCATTCTGTAAAGAACATGTCCGAACCTATGAAAAATTTAGAGGCGTTGGTGCTAGATGGTAAATACCATCATAGCGGCAATGCTTGTATGACTTGGCAGATGTCTAATGTCGCGGCGAAGCTGGACGTTAAAGACAACATCTACCCAAACAAATCGAATAGAAATGATGAGCGTTGCAAGATTGACGGCGTTGTCGCCTCAATAATGGCTATGGGTCGCTGGCTTGATGAGGGCGAGGCATCGAGCGTTTACGAAGAACGAGGATTCAGAACATTATAATGTGGCCTTTTAAACCAAAAAATCTAACGCTGGCAGACTATCAAGGATGGCCTGAAACTTTCGGCCTTCGTGCTACAGGTTCGGGCGCAGTAGTAACGCCAGAATCAGCAATGAAACAGTCGGCGGTTTATGCTTGTGTTCGCGTCTTATCTGAGACTGTAGCTAGTTTGCCTATTCAGGTTTACGAGACAAGGGGCGACACTAGGCAAGCTGTAGACCATCCATTGAATAACTTATTGGGCGGCGTATGTAACGGCGAGCAAACTGGTTTTGAGCTTCGAGAGTTTATGATGAGTTGCCTCAATTTGAGGGGTAACGCATACGCGCAAAAGGTTTACACAAACGGCGGTAGACTCGCGGCGATTAACCCTTTAAACGCTCGTTATATGAACGTGGATAGGGATGGTTCAGGGAGGTTGATGTTTGATTATCAAGAAACTGGTAACGCTAGAGTTTTTACGGTTGATGAGATATGGCGCGTTGCAGGGCTTTCGGGTGATGGTGTTCTAGGGCTTAGTCCTATTACACTGGCGCGTGAAACTATCGGTCTTGCAGTAGCTACAGAAGGTCACGGCGCGAGTACATTAAAGAACGGCGTTAACCCTTCGATCACTTTAGAAATGGATGGTCGTTTAAGTGATGAAGCGTTTAAGCGATTACAAGAACAGATAGACCAGAATAAAGCGGGATTCGGTAACGCTGGAAAGCCATTCATTGCAGAAGAGGGAATGAAGGCTAAGGCTATCGGCATGACTAATGTTGACGCTCAGTTCTTAGAGTCGCGCAAGTTCCAAGCAGAAGAGATTGCCCGGTGGTATCGCGTACCGCCTCACATGGTTGGAATATTAGACAAGGCGACATTTAGCAACATTGAACAGCAGTCTATTGACTTTGTTCAGAACACTATTAGACCTTGGCTAGTTAGGATTGAAGCAAGCGCACAAAGGGATCTATTTAGCAACTCAGAGCGCGGAAGGTATCACTTATCACATAGCGTCGAAGGATTGCTTCGAGGCGATACGGCGGCACGTTATCAGGCTTATGGTTCAGCCATTGATAAGGGCTGGATGAATCGCAACGAGGTTAGACGATTAGAAAGGTTGCAGCCGGTTGATGGATTAAGCGAACACGTCTTGCCTGTAAATGTTGAAACTATCACAGAGCGCGAGGAACGGTTTGCGCGTAATGTTTCAAACATGCTTGCAGACCAAGAGATTAATGCTTTAAGGGCAGAGATTAAAAAGGGTGAAGGGTACGAAGGGCGCATGGCTGACTTCTATGCTCGTTTCGCGGGTAAGCTAGAGGACAACGGCGTTAGTAAAGAAGATGCGGAAGGTTACGCATTTAATCGCATTGAACAAATTAAAAACAAACAAACGGATAAGATTGAGCGCACAGCGTTACATGACCTAGCGGGGATTATATGAACGAATTGACTATTTATGGTGATATTGGCGAGAGCTTTTGGGGCGCGTCAGTAAGCGCGGTTGATGTTAAAGACCTATTAGCCGAAATGGAAGGCGATATTGCGGTCAGGATTAACAGCGCAGGCGGTTCGGTCTTTGATGGTTTCGCTATCTACAATCTATTAGCACAACATGACGGGGAAGTTCACGTAAAAGTTGACGGTTGGGCGGCAAGCGCGGCAAGCGTAATTGCTATGGCTGGCGATACTATCGAAATGGCTGATAACTCAATGATTATGATTCACGACCCCTGGACTATGACCGTTGGAGATTCACGCGACATGATGAAGTCTGCGGAATTGCTAGACCAAATTAGAGACAACATTGTTACAACCTATCAAGCTAAGTCTAGTTTAGACGCTGAGACAATCAGCGAAATGATGAAAGATGAAACGTGGATGAAAGCAGACGAAGCGATAGAAAAAGGATTCGCCACAGCCAAGACAAGCCAGCAAGCAAAAGCATCCAATAGCGCAGATAAGCCGTGGATGAATAAAGCACCACAAGCGCCAGAGATTAAAGCGCCTGATATGTCATTCGTGAACATACAGAAGCGCAAATTGAAACTATTACAGGCAGATGCCTAACGCAAAAAGCGGACGCTGATTGCACAACAAGCCTCACTTCGGTGGGGCTTTTTTTATGTCTACAAAATATAGGAATATACAAAATGAAACCAAATGAAAAATTAGAGCTTCGTGCAAAACACGTTGCTGATATGCGAGCAATGCTTGCTAATGCTGAGACTGAGAAGCGCGACCTTAATGATACTGAGCTTGATACATACAATAAGCTAGATTCAGAAGTTAGTCGCTTGAAGGTTGAAGCAGACCGTGAAGCAAAACTTGAAAGCATTGAAAACTCGCTAGGTGAAATTAAAGACCAAAGCGTAAAAATGAGCGTTGGAGATTCTGCTGGCGACCAGTTCGCAAGCAAAGAATATCGGAATGCTTTTGTCTCTGCTTTACGTCAAAAGCCCGGCACACTTTCGCGTGAAGTTTCAAACGCCTTGCAAGTGGGTACGGACTCAGAAGGTGGTTATATAACGCCAGAAGAGTTCGACACAATGATTGTTGCGGCTCGCCAAGATATTAACGAGATTCGTCAATATGCGACTGTTATAACAACTGGCTCAGATCGAAATATTCCAACTGAGTCAAGTCTAGGCGTAGCAGCTTGGACAGCAGAAGAAGCTGGCGCGACATTAGCGGATGTTGCTTTTGGGCGGGTTGTTTTGGGCGCTCACAAGTTGGCGACTGCGGTTAAAGTTTCTGAAGAGTTGCTACAGGATGCTTTCTTTAATGTTGAGGCATATCTTGCTGGTGTTATCGGCAAGCGCTTCGGGTTGCTTGAAGAGGCTGCTTTCGTTAACGGTGACGGTTCTGGTAAGCCTACAGGCATCGTTGTTGGTTCAACTTTGGGTAAAACCTTAGCAAGCGCCACAGCGATCACTGCGGTTGAATTGATGGATATTTACCACGCTCTAGGTCGTCCTTATCGAATGGGCGCGACGTGGATGTTTAACGACACTGTAGCCAAGAACATTCGCAAGTTAGTCGATGGAAATAGCCAGTTTATCTGGCAGCCTGGATTAGTTGCGGGTCAGCCGGACACCATTCTAGGCCGTCCAGTTCTCGTTTCTAGTGCTATGCCTGCACCTACCACTGGCCTCAAGTCGGTGATCTTTGGTGACTTGTCAGGTTACACAATCGCAGACCGTAAAGGTACTACAGTACAACGTCTAAACGAGTTGTATGCGATTAATGGTCAAGTTGGTTATGTTGCTAATGCTCGCACAGAGGGCAAGGTAACGGATTCAAACGCGATTATTCACGCAATTCAGGCCTAGTTAATCGGGGCGGCTTTCGGGTCGCCCCTTTTATTTATTGGAGTTACAAGATGATTAGAATGTTAACAAGCATGGCTGATAGTGATTTCGCACTAGCGCCTAACGAAGAGACAGACCGATTTAGTGACGCAGAAGAAAAGCGATTCATTGAGGCGGGTATAGCCGAAGCTGTAAAGGCAAAGCCGAAAGCAAAAGCAAAGGCTAAGTAATGTCGGTCACGTTATCAGAGCTTAAAAGTCACTTAAGAATAAGCGACACAAACGAAGATACGGCACTGCAAATATACTTAGATGCGGCTATTGATTTCGTTGAGAGCCAGACAGGGTTAGGTTTGACGCAGATACTTTGATTCGTTTGGTGATATGGAATTGTACGGCGATAACCCGGAATCAATCACGGTCAATTATGTTGATTCGGACGGTTCAAACCAAGTTTTGTCTAGTTCGGTTTATGCGCTAAAGGTTCACAAGGCTAGAGCCTATTTAACGCTCGCCTATGACCAAGAGTGGCCAGACGTGCAAGATCAAGACGCTAACGTGTGGGTTAACTACACAAGCGGATTTACGGCGGCGACTATACCGGATGCAATCAAGCAGGCGGTGTTAGTTGAAGCGGGTACGAATTTTGAGTTTAGAGAGAACGAAACAATGGTTTCTCTAACTAACAGAAACACAGTAAGGCGATTAATCAACAGTCGCAGAATTATAAACGCATGAGTGCTGGCGAATTACGTCACAAGGTAGTGATTGAATCACTAACTCACGGCGCGACAACCAACGGCGATTACTCAGAGCCTACATGGGCGACAGTGGCGACGGTATGGGCGAGCATTAGGCCAAGCAAGGCTGGCGAGCAATCGGGCGACAGGGACTTCACAAGGCAATCTATAGATATCAAAATTCGATATCGCTCGGACGTTACGAACAAGATGCGAATAACTGAAGGCTCAACTATTTACGAG